CGACGACGTTTTAGGTAATAATGAGCAAGAGGACCACGAGCAAAAGGACCAAGAAATGAACGAGCCAGTCGAAACCCCCGCCGTTATTGAGGCCGCCGCTATTGCGCCGGTGTACGCTCAGCCACGTAACTTTAAGCTGCCAAGCCCGGCGGAATATATCGCCGCAATGGTGGACGGTGGATCCCGTTGGGCAATCATGAACGAGCGCATTAAGGCAGCCGCGCCCAACATCAGCACCACGGACACGCCCGGTATCTTGCCGCAAGAAATCGTGGGTCAGCCGTACGACGGGCTTGACCCAATCCGCCCTTTTGTTACGGCAATCGGCACCCGCGCTATGCCGGCAGCCGGCTCGACGTTCCGCCGTCCAAAAATTACTGTTCGTCCAACCGTGACCGAACAGCCAACCGGACAGCTGAACACGCTTGACCCGTCCACCGTCACGATTGCCAACAACGACGTAACAAAAAAGACATTTGGAACGTACGTAACCATGTCCGAACAAGATATGGATTGGACGGATCCGGCGTCGCTTAACATTGTGCTTAATCAGCTTGCTATTGCTTACGGACAGGCAACCGACAACTATGCCGTAGACACCATGGTTAGCGGCGTGTCTCAGACGGAAACCGTTACCGATTTGACGGATCCCGAAGCTGTTATCGGCGCTATCTACGGTGCCGCTTATCAGATTTCCAACGGCTCTAACTATCTGCCAACGCACTATTTCGTGTCGCCGGTCACTTGGGCCAAGCTCGGTATGCTTGTCGATAGCACCGGCCGCCCCGTGTTCCCGTTCACCGGTGCGCCGGGCCTTGCCGGACAAAACGCATTTGGTAACGCTTCCGCGTCGTCATGGAACGGAAACCCGTTGGGCCTCGTCCTTGTCGTCGATAAGAACATGGCCGGCGGAACCACTACCGGCACGTTGTCGGGCGTCGTCGGACACGCTGCCGGACCGGCTGCCGGGTTCGAATTCTACGAACAGCAAAAGGGCGCTATTAGCGTGGACGTTCCTAGCATTTTGGGTCGCACCATTTCGTGGCGCGGTTACGCGGCGGCTTTTATGGCTGACGCAACCAAGTTTGTGAAGCTCGTAAACGCTTAACCGAAAGGCGGGTTATCCGCCATGGCGGTAGCACAAATCACCCACAAACAGCTAGTAGACAACTACGCCGTAGTCGAACTACTAACTAACGCGGACCCGTTAAACGTTGGCGATAGCGTCACTATCGCTAACGTTGGGGCGCCTTTTAACGGAACCTTTACGGTGTATGCGTTGCCGCAATACTTGTTTACCGGTGTAGACGACCAAGGCGATTTAACATACGACCCGCTTATTCCTATTGCCAACCAAGTGTTGTTTGCGGTCAGCGGATCCGACGTAGAACGAACCGCCGCTAGCGGAACCATCACCTATGCGGCTACCGCGTGTACGTGGATTACCGCCACACAAATTGAGGATTGGCTAGGTATCGGCGTTGCGTCAGCATTGGACGCCACGTTTCTTACCCAATGCGCGTTGGCCGCTAACGCTTTTTGCTACAACCGACGACGCGAGGCCGGCTACGTGGACAGCCTCAGCACAAGCCCAAGCGGCGCCGTCACGCTCGGAACAATCGCCTATGGCGGGTTCCTTTATCGCCAAAGGGGTTCCGTATCGGATTTTGCGTCGTTCGACGGCATGGTAGCCGGCGGATCCGTCGGCCTAAGCCCCATGATTAAACAGCTATTGGGTATCGACCGCCCACAAATCGCCTAGCCATGCCAGTAAATTACACGGACCTTTTTAACGAGGCATTAGACGATTTAGCGGCCACGCTCAACGCCGTAACCGGCCTAACCGCGGTAACGGACCCGAGGAACATTGTTCCGCCGTGTGCGCTCATTGAGGCGCCAACATTTGTCGCATGGAACTACAACATTGTAAAAATGTCGTTCCCGGTCCGGCTAATCACGCTCGGCCCCGGCAACCTCGACGCGCAACGCTCGCTAATGAACCTCGCCGCAAAAGTATTAGCCGCTAACGTTGCGGTAGTGGACGGACGGCCCACGGTAGCCATTATTGGCGGATCCGAGCTACCCGCCTACGATTTAACGGTAGAACGACAAGCGCAAACGGGGTAACTATGGCTTACGAAATTGTTTCCGCAAGAATTGGAACCCCGGGCGCCCCATACAAGGTCCGCCCCGGTATCAACGTCGAGGCGCTTTTGGCCGCCGGTTTTATTAAGGTATCCACACCCAAGCCCGCGAAAAATGCTAAAACTAAATCAGAAACGAACGAAAAGGAATAGCCCATGCCCACGTCAATCGCTCTCAGCAATCCGGTCGTTACCGTAAATTCCGTGGACCTCACGGATCAGACGACCGCGGCGGTTTTTACTCAGCGTTACGACCAGTTGGAAAACACGGCGTTTGGCACCGGTTCCCGTTCCTATACGTCGGGCCTCGGCAACCACGAGCTTACGCTTACTCTCTATATGAGCTACGCGAGCAACGAAACGTACGCCACTTTAAAGGACCTCGTTGGCACGACGACAACCGTCATTGTTAAGCCGGCCGCCGGTTCCGACAGCGCAACGAATCCGGGCTTTACTCTTACCGGAACGTTCTTGGCGGAATTGCCCGTTATCAACATGACGCTTGGCGAGCTTGCGACGTGCGACATTACGTTTGTCGGCGGCGTTTACAGCACCGATACAACCGCATAACCACGGCCACTAATCGGCCCGACAACGAAAGGAAGCCGCAATGCTCTTAACCCTCAAAGTAGAGACAACCGACGAAACCTACGAGGTATCAACAAACCTATTTGTCGTCGTCCAATGGGAACGACGATTTAAGCGCAAGGCGTCCGATATGGCCACCGGCGTAGGCGTCGAGGACCTCGCCTATTTGGCTTGGGAAAGCGCCAAGGCCGTAAAGATTGTTGTTCCGTCGTCGTTTGACGACTACCTAAAAAAGCTCGTCAATATTGAGGTTGTTTCTAAGGAACCGGAAAACCCTACCAACGCGGAACCTACCGCCGCCAACTAGCCGAAATGGTATTGGCCGTCGGTTGGGCGCCGCAATGGTATAGCGATACGTTTGACCTACGCGACTTGCTCACCTTGATTAGTATTGCTGAGGACCGAAACAAACAACGTAGGTAAACATGGCAACCGCGGCAACCCAATTACAAATTAAGGGTATCCAAGAGGCGCTAGCCGAGCTAAACAAAATCGACCCGCGTTACCGCCGCCAAGTAACTAAGGACATTAAAGCGTCCGGATCCAAAATTATTTCCGAGGCCCGCGCCTTGGTGGCAAATTTTGATAACAGCAAAGGCAACGGGGCGCCGTTATCCGGTATGCGCCGCGGGTCGCTCGTCAAAGGCCGCGAGGTCCGTTGGGATAACGCCGCCGCTCAAAAGGGCTACAAAATCAAAGTGGGCGCCCGAGCCACCCGGGAACGGTACGTAAATTTTACGAGAACCGACGACCTAGGCAACCAATACACCCAACAAGTAGCGTTTGGTGCGTTGCCTTATCGGCTAATGGTTGTCCAATCGACGGACCCGGCCGCGGTCATTTATGACCATGCCGGCCGCAATACGCAAAGCTTGTTTGTTTCTACACTTACCGCGCAAGAGGGGCCACAACCCCGCGTTATCGACCCAATCGTTACCCGCAACCGACCCGCCGTCGAAGCTGACGTACTTAAAACGGTAAAAAAAGTTATGGATATAACCAACCGCAATTTAAAGGTTCGCTATGGCAATTAACATTCCAATTTTAACGACCTTTAATAACACGGGTTTACAGAAAGCCCAAAAGGCTTTCCAAGGCTTAACCGCCTCAACAGCTCTTGTTGGGGCCGCCGTCGGCGGCGTCGTAACAGCTGTCGGCGCAATGGCCTATAAAGCCGTCCAAGCCGCGTCGGATCTCAACGAGGCCATAAGCAAATCCAACGTCGTATTCGGCGCTATTAGCGTCGAGGTCCAAGCATTTAGCCGAACCGCCGCCCGGTCGTTTGGTATCAGCGAAACCGCCGCTTTACAAGCTGCCTCGACGTTTGCCGTATTCGGTAAAGCTGCCGGGCTAGCCGGAAAAGACTTAGCGGTATTTTCGACCGATTTTGTAGCCCTTGCCGCCGATTTGGCGAGCTTTAACAATACGACCGTGGACCAAGCCATTAACGCGCTTGGGGCCGCGCTACGAGGCGAGAGCGAACCACTACGCCAGTACGGCGTTTTGCTGAACGACGCCACGTTAAAAGCCGCTGCCGCTGAGCTTGGCATTTACAACGGCACCGGGGCGCTGTCTCAGCAAGCCAAAGTTTTAGCCGCGCAAAAAGTCATTTACGAGCAAACAAACGACGCCCAAGGCGATTTTGCGCGAACCTCGGACGGCCTCGCTAACCAACAACGCATTTTGGCTGCCACGTTTGAGAACGTTAAAACCAATATTGGGCAAGCTTTGTTACCGGTGTTCCAAAAATTTATTACGTGGGTTAATGATAACGTGACGCCCGCTATCGAGCGTGTAGCTGACGGTTTTAGTATTTCGCTAACAAAGGGTTTCCAAACCGCCGTAGCCGAAATGGGGCCGTTTGGCGACGCCATAGTTACGTTGGTTGAGGAATTGACGGTAGCGCTAGCGCAAATGGCTAACACGGGTAGCCGTATTGCCGGTTTTCTTAAAGGCGGATTTAACCCTAATTTGGTTGAGGGCGCTAAACAAATGTGGGACGCCCTGTCGGGTAAAGACGCTTTCGATACTGACGCAATCCGCGCAAAATTTGACGAATTCCGCAAGGGCGTAGGTATTGCGTCGGCACAAATGGATTATTCGTCGTTTGCCGCTAAAAAGCTTGCTGAAACCGCTAAAAGTTTGTCCGACAGCATGGGCGACGACACGCCCAAGGGCGCCGGATCCGCAACCAAAAAACTTACGGAAGCGCAAAAGAAATTGGAAGAACAATCCAAGAACCTACGCCGCGAGATTGCCGACAACTTTAAAATCGCATTGGATAAAGCAACCAACCAACTAGACGACGCTCGCCGCGCCTATGACGATTTCCGAGACAGCATTAGTAGCGGCGTTTCCGGCACCTTGTCTTTTACCGACGCGCTTGACGAAGCAACTAACAGTAAAACAAGTTTTGTTAATGGCCTAACCGTCATGGCTAACCGCTCAAAGTTATTCGGTGAGCGTGTCGCAACATTGCTAAAAATGGGCTTGTCTAAGGCCGGATTGCGCCAAGTATTGGACGCCGGCGTAGAGGCCGGAACGTTTATTGCCGACGAACTTATTAACGGCGGATCCGCCGCTATCGAGCAAACCAACCAACTTTTGGACAGCCTACAAAGTGTTGCCGACGAGCTAGGCATAGAGGCAGCCGACGAATTTTACGGGGCCGGTGTCCGGCAAGGTGAAGCATTGGTAGCCGGTATCCAATCCGTTATTGCCCAATATGAGGAAATCCTAAAAAACCCAAATTTGTCGTTGGACCGTTTGCGCGAGATTTTGGGTATCTCGTCGAGCGCGTTTGAGGACGTAACCGCAACCGTGACCGGTGGCGCGGGTACTGCCGGTGGCGGCGACGGCTTTAACCCAATCGACGTAGGCGGCGGGGTCATGCTCGACCCGCGGTACCTAGATTTCTCAGGCTTGCCCGGCATTAGCGGCGATACCTATAACGTCATAGTTCAGGGCGGCTTTGCGACTGCCGCCCAAATTGGCGAAGCGTCAATTAACGGAATTAAAGCGTTTAACCGGCAAAACGGTCCCGCCGACATTTGGGTAGCATAAATGGCTACGTCGGTTGTCCAAGCCGGAAACTATGACCTACGCATAGATACCGGATTTATACAAGACGGTTTTACCCTTGGTGATAGCACAAAAGGCGTATTAGGCAATACGCAATACGTCCTTGGCGGAACAACCGAATTCGCGTCGGTTCTCGACAGCTGCCTAAACGTTAATGTTCGACGAGGGCGACGCGACACCGGCGACCAATTTGCCGCCGGAACCATGTCGTTTACAATCCAAGACACCACCGGCATTTTTTCGCCGTTTGACGAGAATAGTCCGTATTACGACACGCCACTAGCTAAACCCGGTTTAGCCCCATTGCGCGAGGTAGAACTAGTGCGTTATGACGCGAGCAACGACGAGGAATTTTTGTTTCGCGGCAGAATTGTAAATTACGATTACAATTTTGCGTTAGACGGCCTCGACACGGTAACCGTCTATTGCGCCGACAATTTTTATTTGTTGGCCCAAACCACTATCGACGAATTTAACCCGGATCCGGAAACGTCCGGACAACGTATCGAAACCATATTGGATCTACCCGAGGTAAATTACCCGTCCGGGCCAACCGCCCGCAACATTGACCCCGGAACCGTAAACCTCGGCCACGACGCCGCTTACACAATCCCGGCCGGAACAAACGTCCTCGGCTACCTCAGCCAAATAAACCAAACCGCCGAATTTGGCCGGCTTTTCATGTCGCGCAACGGTGTATTGACGTTCCAACAGCGCATAGGCGCGACCATAAGCGGATCCGTAGCCGATTTCCACGACGACGGCACCGGCATACCGTACGACGAGCTAGGCATTACGTTTGAGGCTGACGCCGTAACAAATAGGGCCTACGTTCAGGGCCTCGACGGCACCGAAGCAACAGCCGACGACCTCACAAGCCAAGCAACATATTTTATCCAAACGGACAGTATTACTAATTCGTTGCTACACGACGCGACCGAAATACAAAACGCCGCCGATTACCTTTTGGACGGGGAACCGGAAGCCCGCTATAACAGCGTCGGAACCACGTTTGCGAGCTTGTCGGCGGCTCAACGCGACGCGGTAGCCATTATCGACATTGGCGACACCGTAACTATAGAAAAGACGTTTAACAGCGGCGTAGGCACCACTCAATTAGCGCAAGAATTAGCCGTAGAGGGCATAGAACATAATTTGGATTTCCGCAACGGCCACCGGGTCCGGCTGTTTACCTCACCTACGGACATTGTGTACCAACTAATTTTGGGTGACCCGGTATATGGCGTCATTGGCACGACAAACGTATTAGGCTAGGCACCATGGCTACTACCCCGTACCCGTTCGTAGACGGAAACGTATTAAATGCGTCGCAATTAAATTCTACGTTTAATATCCCGGTTAGCAATAAAACCGATAGCTATACCCTCGTAGCGTCCGACGCCGGCAAACGTATCGTAATGAATAAAGCAACGGCCACAACCATTACGGTTAATACAAGCATTTTTAGCGCCGGCGACAGCGTGTGGATCCACAATATCGGGGTTGGTACTTGTACGATTACCGCCGGAACAGCAACAGTAACTACGGCAGGTTCCTTAGCGTTGGCGCAATGGGGGGGCGGGTCGCTTTATTTTACCTCGGCGTCAGCAGCAATATTTTTTCCCGGGTCAGGCGGCGCCAATTACGGGGTAGCAACCGGCGGTAGTAGCTCGTCGATTACCGTTTCGGGCGTTAATTACACGTTGCTAACGTTTACGAGCGACGGTACTTTAACCGTGTCGGGGGCCGGCGGTTTGTTCGACGTTTTGTTAGTAGGTGGCGGCGGTGGCGGGTTTGCCACTACTGGCGGCGGCGGCGGCGGCGGCGCCGGCGGTGTATCACAACGAACCATTTATTTAGCCAATGGCACACATTCGGTAGTGGTTGGTGCCGGTGGTGCCGCAACGGCGGCAGAAACGGGCGGTGCCTCATATATTGGAACAACAAATAACGCAATCGTCGCCGCGGGTGGCGGTTGTATGAATTTTGGAACGGAACGAGGATTGGCCGGGGCGTCCACGTCCGGTTGCCGTGGAAACAATAATACCGGACAAAGTAATATTGGCATTGCGACGCAAGGCAATCGAGGCGGACTTGGTGCGGGTGGTTCAGGAACCGCGGCCGGTGGCGGTGGTGGTGCCGCCGCAGTAGGAAACGTAGGAACCGACAATGTTGTAGGCGGTTCGGGTGGTGCGGGTGCGGATATTTCTACGTTTTTGGGTCAATCGGCCGGCACTACGTATAAAGGTGGCGGCGGTGGCGGCGGTTGCTCAAATGGAACCGGCGGTGCGGGTGGCGCAGGTGGCGGCGGTAAAGG